TCTTTCATTCATACATTGATTCAACCCTTTAATTGATTTCTCATCTTCCAAACACTTAGGATCATATCCTGGAGTAGTTACATAAATGTCTGCTGGAGACCACTTATTAATATCAACTCTAATCCCTTCAATCTTTTTAATTCTCTTAAATTGATTTTCAATATGATCTACAGTCTTTGAACCTCTATGAAATTTTATTCCTGATTTTATTCCTTTAAATTTATTCCACAATTCATTAGCACCAAGAACTGATGACTCGATCCAATCATCAGGAAGTTCATTCAATATCTTTTCAACATTCTCATCAACATCAAACTTATCTTTATTTGCATTGACATTATCTGGAGTAATGTCTGAGTGAGTTATCTCTCTACCAAAACCAAATGCTACTGCAGCATAAACTGCTTGTGCAGATTCTGCCATCTTAGTAACAGCAGCACCAGCACCAGATCCACCACCTGCTTTTGGTTTGAATACAATATTTAAGTATGAAGAAGCACTCTCAGATATCTTTAGACCTTCAAAAGTAGATCCAGGAACTTTAGTTTGCTCCGCCTTTATACCTTTCTTATCAAATGCTGCTTTAATTTCCTCTCTTGCCTCAGACCTTTCCTTGGTACGGACATGTAGAGTCGTTACTTTAGGTCCAGATTTCTTTACCTCAGTATCATAATCCTGAAGAATCTCATTAAGGGCAAGTAATGTTTCTGCGACAGTTGCCATTTTTTATTTTTATTTATGGAGAATAGGAGACTCGAACTCCTGACTTCAACCTTGCAAAGGTTACACTCTACCAACTGAGTTAATTCCCCGAAGATGCTCAAGGCATCTTTGCTCCTGACTTATGACGTTCGGTTCCCTTCTCATCAGTATATGATTCTTTCTCCCTTCTAGGAGTTACATAACCTACACCAGGAACTACACCAGTCTTACCAGCATCTCTAGCAGCATTTCTATCTGCTGCTCTCTGTGCTGCTCTCTTGCGATTGCGGTCATAAGAACTCATTGCTTCGTCAAAATGCTCATCAGCTTCTAGAATAGCATTGATCTCCTCTTCTGTAAAGAGACCAGTTGCTTCGAGTTCTTCTTTCTTCAGTGCTGCTTTACGTCCTGCAGGATCCTGCATTGCAATTCGACGTTGCATCTGCTTATTGGCCTCCTTCTCTTTACCATGACGAGCAGCAACAACTTCCTTAGCATAAGCTTTATTAGACTGACGACCAATCTTTTCCTTCTTTGCAGAATCCATAGGAACGTAACCTTCTGCCTCAACTTCTTCGTTTGCTTTGTTCAGAGTTTTAACGATCTTCTTAGAACGATCATATGCTTTCTGACGTTGGTCATCAGTTGCAGAAGAACTGACAGCATCACGACCTAAGTTTCCTGCTTTACGGAACATCTTGTTCTTAGGAAGTTCTTTCTTCTCCTCATCCATATGGTCAGCAGACTTGTACATAGGACTACCGTCCTTCTTTTTCATTCCTGCCTTATAATTCTGATATGCTTTAGTATTACCTTTCTTATCAGCAGCAGTAACCGTATATGTTTCTTCTACGTTGTCAGTATAAACCGCAGAATATGCTTCAGAAAGAGAGTTGAAAGTCTTGCTGTCCATATTAATCTAGATACTTTCTATTATTTAGTCATTCAGAATCTGAAGAATCATCCGAACCTTCTTTTACTTTATTAAAACCAAATGGACCTGCTGCCTTTTCTTCTAGTGCTGCCTTCAGTGCAATACCACCAACTGCTTCCATACATTTAAGAATATCTTCTGTCTTAGCACCTTCACCAAGTTCTTTGGCAACGTACCAATACTTTGGCCAGAATGTTTCTCCTGCCCTTTGGTAATCATCAAGTGTTAATAGTTTCATTTTCCTACTCCATAATCAGGTGCTGTTGCTTCTAACTCACTAATATTATTAGTATCAAGTTTTTTAAGTGCTTCTTTAAGTTCGGGAGTTTCTTCCCATTCAAAGGTATCACCTTTACTATTCTTCTTTTCCTTTTTAGTCATAGGTATCATACTCCATTAAAAGATAGTTAATATTTAAAACAACTCTTGTTTGTTGGTCCGTACAAGAATATCCTCTATGTTTAATTTTACCATCGAAAATAACTAGACGATTAAATTCACTATCAAATTGTTTTCCAGTTTCAAATTTAGTGAATCCATTATTAGTGTTGCAATAATATATTGCTGTTCTATGTATTGAACCAGGAAAAGTATGATCAGTATGATATATGCCGATAGGTTCATTAATATCTCGCATCAAATTTAGATTCATTTTTGATCTAATGAGCATGATATTTTTGTCTGGATAAAGATTCTTTATTCCATTCATAACAGAACCAGTAAAGGTATTATGCCATTCACTGATTATACCACGATTTTGTTTATAAAGTGTATGTGTAAATTGACCAAATGTTTTTAATTCTTCATCATGAACAATGCATGGATTCCAGTACCAAGGAAACTCACTAGATTCAAGAGCATCTTCTATAGCAGAAGAATCTCTCGAATTTAAAAAATCATCATAAACCTCAAACATCTCCTTCCTGACGATTCTCGGAATAGTGGACATCAAAATCTCCACCAGGATAACGTGCCTTGAGTTTGTCCACGTTCATCTCAATGACTTCATCAAGAGAAACATTGAGACCCATACATGCTTGTGCGACATACCACATGATGTCACCGAGTTCACGTTTTAGGTGAAACATGTTCTCTTCGTTTACTGGTTTACCTTGAAAGATAATCTTCTTTACTACCTCAGTGAATTCACCTGCTTCTGCAGACATTCCTACAGCAGCAGTGAGGAGACGATGTGTTTCAAATCCTTCTCCACGAAGTTCTTGAATACGATACTCAAAGGCATCAGCATCTTTACTTGGTTGAGATGTGACAGCATTCACAAACTCAAGATATGCATCAGTGTTTACGGTCATGAAAATTTAAATCCCTCAAATGATTTTTTAGGTCTATCTTCGTTATTATACTCCTCATCCTGCCCACTGTCAAGAATATCGTTCTGAGCAGATTGCTCACAATCATATAAACGCATCTTGGCACGATCAATACCAACTACAAATCTCTTATTGACATTTCCGTCGTTATATCTATTTTTCAACTGCTTTACCATTATCTGTCCAAGTTGCTCAAGTTCCTCAGTGCTAATAAGGGCAAACATAAGATCAGCAGTAGCAGGGAGACCAAAGGACTCACTAGTGTCAGTAAGGTCAACGTCAGAGCTACCATAACCAGAACGAGTGGTCTGGGTGGCAGATACGATAGGGACCGAGGCTTCGCAAGCCAACCCTCTAAGCTCCTCTGCAATAGACTTAATATAGCTATATGAATTGATAGAACCACCTTGGCGATATCTGCTGGAAGCACATATATTAAGGTAATCAATGAAAATAATATCAGGTCTAAATGATTTCTTAAGTGCAAGTTCATTAAGAAGTGCTCTAAAATGTCCACTGTGTGCAGATGCAGTTGGGTATTCTTTAATTATAAGTTGACCTTGAGTTTTCTGTGCAAGGTTTGTCACCTTATTCTCAAAGATCATCTTTGGAAGATCACTTATTTCTTGGATTGGTACGTTGAGAAGGTTTGCATCAATTCTTTCTGCAATCTTCTCTTCAGCCATCTCCATAGTAATGTAAAGAACATTACGTCCACCAAGCAAAACTGAACTAGCCATATGACACATGAACAGAGACTTACCGACACCTGTTCCTGCTAGTGCAATATTAAGAGTCTTATTGGGAAGACCACCTTTTGTAATTTTATCAAAGTACTCAAGATCAAATGGAATTTTATCTTCTTTCCGATTATATGACTCAAATCGTTCTTCATAGTCTTGAAGATAATCATGACCCACATGATTATCAAAACTTACACCAAGTGCATTAGAAAGAATAGAAGGAATTGCATCACGGTTCTGTTTCTCATCATTACCATCTGCAATATGAATAGATTCCATAAGTGCCAAATAAATGGCACGATCACGACACCACTTCTCAGTAGTATTAATCAACCACTCAAATTCACTTGATGAATCTTCAAGTGATTGAACAAGACTAATAATATCTTTGAATGATGAGTCAGTAACATCCTTTCGATTTTCAATTTCAATACAAAGAAT